GCAAGAGCAGCGATTGTTGATTTGATCATTTGTATTTCTTTTGTCTCGCAGATACTAAAAAACCTGCGGATGACATCAACCCCGACATGGGTGATGGGTCTACGCAGGGGCACGATCTTTCGATCCCGTTGTAATGTTATTTATTATACATTTTCTAAAGATTTATGTCAAGCCCTTAATCTACTGAAACCTTTCTCTTTGTAAAATTCTATACAATTGTGGAATTTATCGTATAAACCGTTCTTATGACTGATAATAAAGACATTAGCATCCTTCAATACGAACCGTACAATTTTCAAGAAGTCATCCGTACCAAACCCGTCAAGTGAGGAATCGAACACTTCATCCATGATTAGAAGGTTAGTGACAATACTGTTTTTCATCCTTGCAATGTCTCTCCATGTGAATAGAAGTGCAAGGTCGATCCTCATTTTCTCACCTTCAGAGAAAGATGCATAGGAGAATCTCTCATGTACAGGTGTTTGTATTCTTTCGTTGAACTCTTCGTCAAGTGTGAAGTTGATATAGAAGTCCATTCTCTGTAGGTAATCATTTACCTGTCGATTGATAAGTGGTAGATACTTTCTTATAATGCCACTCTTTACCCCGTCATCGTTGAGTAATTGTTTTGACTGCTGAAGATACTCAAAGTGTTCTTTCGTCTCTTCTAGGTCTTTCAGTATCTGTTTCAGACTACTCTTATATTCAGACAGTCTTGTAGTCTCTGCAGATTTGTTCTCAAGTCTGTCAGTTATATCCACTATTTCTTTCTCTAAGTCTTTTCTAAGTTTGTTTGCATTAGATATACGAACATTTAACTTAGATGTTTCTGTATGCATAGTTCTTATCTCTTTCTGTATCTCTAAAAACTTCTGCTCTCTTGCTTCCTCCTCTTTGATAGCAGTTTCTATCTCTTGTAAATTGTCTTTATACTTTGACAACACAGACTCTAGTTCTTTTACCTTTGTTGCACGAAACATTTTGTCTATCTGCTGTGTACAGGTAGGACACTCTAAATGATCTTGAAAGAATACTAGATTTTCTTGTGATGTAGAACTCTTTGTATTGAGTTGTGTTCTAAATTTATTAAGTTGTTTTATCGTAGCAACCGATTTTGAATATCCATCAATCTCTTTCTCCTTTTCTGATACCTTTGCCATAAGGTCATCAACCATTCCTTGATACTTCTCAGCATCCTCATCACAGGTGACGATCTTCTTCTGATTCTTGGTGATATCATTCTCACCTTCCTCCTCTATCTTACGAATGAATGACTGTTGCATCACTATCTTATCACCAAACGATTCTTTTTTCAACTCTAATATATTGATTCTATCTTTTGAATACTTTATCTTCTCTTTCAATAAGTCAGACATACTAGAGAATACTTTGATGTCCAACAGGTCTTCTATGACTTCCCTGCGATGTGGAGCACTAAGCTGCATAAAGGGAACGAAAGAAGCACTGCCAAGTATAACAATTTGAGTGAAAGATTTGTAGTTGAGTTTGAGTATTTGGCTTTCCAGATACTTCTGTTGATCAAGTGCAGATGCTTCCTCATTGAATTTCTTACCGTCTTTGTATATTATAAAGATATTCGGTTTGATGCCACGAGTAATTTTATACTCAGTCGTGTTTATATTGAACTCTATTTCTACTACAGCATCTCTTTCATTTGTTGTATTGACTAATTGACTCTTGCTTATCTTACGAAATGGTTTATTGAACAAAGAAAATGTCAGAGCATCGAGTATTGTAGACTTACCCGACCCATTCTGACCTACTATGATACTATCTTTATTCTCGTTGAGAGAGAAGTTTATAAATTGATTGCCTGATGATAAAAAGTTTTTATAACGAATAGATTTGAATTCAATCATCTTTTGGTATAGGTGGAATCACAATATCATCCTTGCTAATTACAGTATACTTGGTTCCTGATTTTTCGCAAGCTCCAATTGCTACATGGTCTGGAATAGGAACAACCTCCATCTCTGGATCTCCTTGCTCCTCTAATAGCATAGCATATCGTGATGCATCGTCCTTTTCCTTAAACATAAACACCACTTTTTCACCATAAGGATTGAGGACTGCATAAGCACCCTCATCTTTCATCCCTTTTATAGTGATTACGTGCATTCGCAGGCTTCCTGATATAGATCTCTGACGAGACCTTTGATTCTATTTTTATTTAGATTTGTTTCAAGATCATCTATGTACATGTTTAGTAGGGTCATCGTATCCTCTGTCTGCTCTACTATCTCACCATCAAAGATAAGATGATCGGTTCTTTCTACAACTTTGATATCATATGGGTTAGACTTAGAAAGTGCCTCCATAAACAGATTATATTCTTTTTCATTACTTTTCTGTCTTACTACCACCTTCACAATCTTATTACGATACTCGTCAAACTTAGTAAGTTGTCTCTTAGTATCAGCATAGTTGATAACTTTGTATAGTTGGAACGGATTGTTGACAGTTTTCAGTGTTAGTTTCTCTGTATCGTAGATATGAAATCCTCTTTTATCATTCACATCATTCCAAAACATCTCGTATGGATTACCAAGGTAGTATATCTTACCGTTAGATGACCTTGTATGATAGTGTCCAGAGAATACCTGATGAAACTTCTCATAACACCCAAAGTCTGCCCCTGCGTCCATCACATGCCCATGTGTGGCAACAAAACCATTGAGTTCTAAATGACCCATGGCAACTCTTGCTTTACTTTCTTTTATTTTCTTATATGTTGATGCCTCATTTTCTGGATTGATCCATGGTATGAATAGTATATTGAGTCCACCTATCTCTAATTCCTGGCATTCAGAAAGTAAGGTAATATTATCGTACTCTCGTAGTACCAAATCGTTAGTATTAATCTCGTTAGTGTTTTTGTAGTAAGCAGTATGATTTCCGACAACACTAACCAACCTAATTGAAGCAGTCCGTAGAGGATCGAAATAGCATTTCTTCGCCCAATCCAAAGAATATGAATCAACACCTTTACGGTTGTCAAAAGTGTCACCAAGGTCAAGAACAGTTGTGATACCTTCTTTTTCAAGTGTTGGAAAGAAACATTCGTCATAAAACTTTTGGAAATAGTCTAGGTATAACTTAGATCCTTTCTTGAATCCAAAGTGTTGATCTGTAATGATGGCAACTTTCACCCTATGTCCTCTGGTGCAGGGATACCCTTACTTTTTATAAATGTATTTTTCTCATAGTCAAAGTCAGGATGTGGTTGAGCAGGCACCCAAGGATTTTTGGATTTATTTTTGATGACAATAAATTTATCTTTTGCAAAAGTCCCTGCAATCTGCACTTCAATATCATCACCATCTTTCCAGTTTACTTCACCTTTCAAGTTGGTATGAAGCATGGCTTCTTGTATCTTGTCAATAAGTTCTTGTGTTAGTTTCATCGATTGTTGCTCCTATACTGTATGGCATCTTTGATTGAGTTATATTCAGATGATTTACCATCCTGATCAGCAGTCATGACCTCATCAAATCCAGATCTTTCAATAATTTTTTGTTTTATTTCTAATTGCTTCTTTTCTTTTTGTATTCTACGTAAGAAAGCATAGTGTATGATCTGTGTAAAGTATGCAAAAGGATTCTTAGATTTATCGGGATCAAAGTTATTAATATATTGCACACAGTTTTCTATACCATCACAAACCATGTCGTCTTTGAACATGTAGTTTACAAAGTTTGGTTTGTATGATAAATGTGTAGCAATCTTTAGAAAACATTCTCCAAGATAGTTTGTAATTCTTGGTTTTGGTTTACCTAACTTTTCTGCCTCTAAGATATCAAGTTTATATGCAACAATAGCAGCAAGAAACTCCTTATTGTTGACATAATGCTCCGATCTTTTTCGTGCCATATAAGTATGTCTTTCCTCTAATTATAGTACACTATAAAGTTATTGTCAAAGAGGGGGTTGACAACATGTTGTAAAAGGTGTACACTAACCGTGTGGCGGTTCAAAGGGGTTTTAGGCTACTAACTTTGAGTATCTTTAGTAGCATCTTCTCCTTTATATAATTTTTCTATCATATCTCTACAATCTTTTACTGTACCTATAGAACCCATTTCTCTTGTTAGGTTGGGATCTGTACGTTGAAATCCTTTCTTGACTACCTCGTTGTAGGTTACAATAACTTGTTTCTCTTTTATTTCTGACATAGTAATAATACTTGTCATGTGGATAATAAAAACATCTTCCTCAGACATTTTCATCCAAGGTTCAAATTTATATCCCAAAGGGATATTCGCTCCATGAGAGCGAACCTCTTCACATATAAGAGGGTTCTCTATAATTACAGTTTCTTCTGCAGCATCTTGATTGACGATGACTTTTGTAAGTATCTCTTCTCCTGTAACAAGTTTGATGGTTGCTACAAACTCATCATAGGGTTCAGATGGTGATTTGGATGATGTCATAACTGAAATTTTCTTCGTTGTAGTATTTGATTCGTTCTATGAGATGGTTCAAGGTATAGTTCTGCCTTGATCCTTTTTTACAATCATCTGCTACATCATAAAGAGTTGCTTTGAGTTTGTTTTGAGATTTACGTAAGACTCTACCAATAGATTGTAGAGTTCTGATTCGGGACTTACTCGGTGAAGCAAAGATAATATTATGGAGATTCTTGATATTGATCCCAGTTGAGAAGGTTCCGAATGAAGCAACTATGATTGCATTCGATTCCTGTTCTGTGATTCTCCTAACTTCTTCTCGCTCCTCTGTGTCCACACCACCGTGAACAAAGAAAACTTTACGTTCGTTATTATTTATGATGTTATATAAGACCTCTCCATGTGCTGCTACCCGACTAAACAATATTAATGTATTGCCTTTCAAGTCCAGTGCTAGGTTTCTTATGAATTTATTTCTCTTCTCATGCCCTATCAAATACTGTATTTCATCTTCATATGTCTCAAATTTTTGTGGGTCGTGTTTGAGAAGAAGTACTTTGATACTAAGTTTTGCTAGGAAACCTTTCTCCTGTAGTGCTTTAGTGTCCACGATTTTATAAGAGGGTCCGAATAAACCTTCAAGAACCCACTTATGAGTTTGAGTACCATCGAGCGTACCCGTAAATCCGTACCTATACTTCGTGTCATACAGTTTAGTCATGATGCTTACTAATGATTTAGACTTAAACTGATGTGCCTCGTCACCAATTATTACAGAAAATCTTTCAAACCATTTTCTTGGTAACTTGTATATTGATTGCCAAGTCGATATAATAACACTTTTCTGACTCAATAGATCTTTACCTGCATAGATTCTATGGCAATGCTCATCGACATTCCATCCATAATCTATAAAGTCCTTGTACATCTGTTCTACAAGAGAGGTGGTGGGAACAACAATCAAGATTGACCTATCGTAAGATACATGGTATCTTGTAATAGCATAGATCATCAACGATTTACCTGACCCTGTTGGTGATATGATCAGTCTTCTATTCTTCTGCAATGCATCAAACACACCCTCAATCTGATAGTCCCTCGCCTTGTATTTTGAGATCGCCTTTAGATAATCCTTTACCCCCTCATATGAAATTGATTCCGTCTCTTCGTATGGCAGTCCGTAATACTTGGAGTTCTCAAATTCAAACTCGTAATTATATCTTTTACAAAAAGAAGTAACCTTATCTAAGAGTCCAACATATATTTCTTGTTTCTGTAAATTATATAATCTTATCTTACCATCCCAATACTTACTTCTATACTGTGGCATGAACTTTGCACCAGGCACGTCAAATGTAAATTCATCTGACAATTCATGCCTAATGTGAGGTTCACATTGTATTTGAAGAAAAACTTCGTTCTTCTTCTTGATAACAAGATCAGCCATATCCTGATGAGAATCTACGCCACTCGATTGCATTCTTTATTTGGTAGGTTCTATTTGTCACTTGCTTTAGTATCTCTTCAAGATACTTCAACATGGTATCGTAGTATTCAATCTTGAGTTTAGTCTTGGTCAGTTTTTCATCTGAGTCAAGATATAACTTGAGGTCATCTTTGTCTCTGACCTTGTAGGGGAAGGGTTCTTCAGCATATACTTGTGCTGTTGCTTTCCCTGTGTAATACTTTCTACGATCCAATAACATAGAACTATACACCTGCTCATCACGCTTTCGCATGAGAAGTATTGTATTATATAGTTCGTAATACTTAGCGTGTAATTGAGGTATTCTTAGCGACTCACTATCTAATTCATCCTGATTCATCTTAGAATCAGCATTCCACATGTCCTGTATTCCCTCTATGGATAGTGGACTAGACTTTCTTTCCGTTGACATCGATTACATCATATAGAGTATACTTGAAAGCAGCTTCTGCAGTATAGTATGTTTGTTCATCTGCTGTAGCGTTGAAAGGTACACCAGATAATTGATAAGGAAATACATCCTTGAACTTTACAGTGACTGTAGGATTGTAGTTGCTACTCAATACTTGTATTGTAGCATCAGATCGCTCATTTGAGGGATCATTTGGGTCATCTACTTCAATTTTGTTATTTAATAATTCACTATATTGATTGATAGACTCAGGATATCCTAGTGATGTCATCCACTGATATAATTGAAGATAATTTTCCATGTCTTCATCTACCATAAAAGTAATTCTCAAATCATCGTATTGTAATTTATCACCTGGCACTGGGATATTACGTAGATAACTTGCTTGCTCTGCCACACCCAATGTTATCATGGGTAAGTTTGCAGAGTTGCAAAGAAAATCTACTTTAGGACATCTATTGAGGACAAACTTGAATCCTACAATAGATAAAAAATTTCTATTTGAAACCTGTTGCAGTTTCATTGGGTGTCCAACACCCCTTCGTACAGGCATTATGATGTTACTTTCTTTTATTTATTGCCAGTATTCATCCAAGACATCAAAGACTCTATTTAGATACTCATTCGCACCTTTGCATTCCCACTCACCTTTCTCTCCAATCTCACATTTATAATGTAGTTCTCTTTTAAGTTGCATCAACTTATTAGTCATTGCTACCTTGTCTAATCGTCCGTTCATTCTTTCTGAGTGACTGTACGTATACAAGCACATTTTCCCTGATTTGCATCAATTCATCATAACAATGTTGGTTGTGAGCACAACCTCTTAGAGCATGATCTGGTTTGTGTACTGATTCTATGTATAAATCCAGTGCACGATTGAACTTTTGTGTTTCAGTTTCCTGATCTTGGATCGTGTTTTGGTCTTTCATGGTTACAATATAGCATAAAAAAAGAGACCCGTAAAGGTCTCTTTGTAAGATATGTAAATGATTTACATTAGGTTGAGTACTTTTACTCTTCTGTAGTATCTGTTGCTGTTAGCAGTGATTCTACCAAGACCTTGTGTTGTACCTTCAGCGAATGGGTTGGCAACCATACCGTATCTGGTCTTGAAGCCAATCTTGGGCTGGAAGGTGTCTTGTCCAACTGCTCTTACCATTTGTAGAGGAACATATGGGCAATAGAATAATCCAGCGTCATAAGGTGATGTACCTTTGTAACCCATGACGTAGTACTGGTTAGCATCTAAGTTAGCAGCGAATGGATCGATGTAAACTTTGTATCTACCGTTGAGTGTACCAGCAAATGTGTTACCTGTGTCATCAACTGTTAGGTTGCTGTTTAGAGCAGGTGTGTAGTCTAACTGACCAGCTGCTGTTAATGCTGAAGCAACGTCTGCGGAGCAAAGGATGATGTTCCCCTTACCACGACGAGTTCTTTGTGCTATAGCATTTGCATCTCTTTCAAGTTGGAAGATCATACCTTTGAACTTCTCAACCATCCATCTTCCGTTTGAGTCTGTGTCTAGGTCAAACGCACCAGTTGTTGCTGTGTTTGTTTGTGCACCAGCTTCAGCAGACTTGTAGATAGTTCTAATGATCTCTCTATTGATCTCAGCAA